CACTACATAACGCCAGTCCTTAACCATTAAGCCTAAGTTCATCTTGTACATAGTACGATAAACTTCATACTCATTGCCTTGATCATCAGGTACAAATACCTTGCCCTTATCCTCGGTGCGTAAGCCTAACTTTGAACCTTTAGGATATGGACAATAAACATTGTCACCCCAGCCAACAAGCCAAATAGAAGTTAAGTTATTACCTGTGCCGCCTGCGTCAATGATGTTCTTACCATTAACAGCAGACATATCAGAGTAACGAGTTTCAAAACCACTAAAGCCTTCTGACTTCTTCTTGTAGTCACCCTTGAAAATGGTATGAGTTGCCATTTGACCCATTGACTCTAAGAAGGCCTTATCCTCTTGACGGCGTACAGCAGCAGCATTAGCAGTACCGTTCATCTCAATAAGATCAACGTCAACATCAGCACGTGCTTCCATCTGACCGCATTGCTCTTGAACAGTTGCAACACTTGACTTTGAGCTAGGAACACCACGGTTAAACTGTTTCCAATAAACCTGTGGTAAACCTGTACGGATTGACTGCTGATCACCGTTAGTTAAGTTACCCTCTTTGAATACGAGATCTTGCATAACCTCATTTGATTCATTAAGAGCCTCTGCAATATCAAGAATGTTGCCACCTTGATCAATGCGTTGATAGTAGTCTGCCAAAGTAAGCATATCGGCAGGTGCTACGCTAGGATTAACAATACCCATTTTATTTCCTCTAAGTTGTAGTTAAATTAAAAAAATGTGCGTTATCTCTGTCTGAATAAATCAGGTGAGTTAGGATACATAGCTCTTAACTTCTCTTCATCAGAACGTTGAGCAGGAGCACCGCCTTTACCATTTACAAAATTAGTGTCGTTACCAATAGCAGCACCAACCTTGTTAATGAATCTTACAAAGCTAGGGTGTAAACCTATGCCTGTCTTGTTAAGATAATCTTTAAGCTCTGCATTGCCGTACTTCTCCATTACTCTGCCAATGTTCAGCTTAGTAGTATCAAAGTTTTGTCCGCCTAACTCACGATCAGCCTTAACCTCTTCAACCCAAGATGCTTTAAGTTTTTCAAACTGTGACTTTTGGTTTTCGTGCATTTCTTTTATTTCTTTTTCGTATGCACTAAACATAGCCTGTGCTTGTTTTTGATTGAGATTTGCATCTTTAAAAAGTGCCTTAAAGCCCTCTGCACCTTCACCCTCAAAAACGTTTCCGTCAGCTGTTGTTAAGCTGTACTCTACAGGAGCTTCAACTTGTTGCTCTTCTGTGCTTTGCTCTTGTTTAGGCTCGTCAGAATACAGTTCATCAAAAGCACTCTTTGGCTCTGTCTGTCCTTCCTGTTTTGGCTCTTCAACTTTTGGCTCTGCCTTTGGTGCATTATCCTGTTGAATTTCAGCGCTAGGAGTTTCAGTTTTTTGCTCTGTCTGTGTCTGTGTTTCTACAGGAGCAGGAGCAGGATTATTATTTTCGTTAGTTATTTCTGACATAGTTTAAATTTCCTCTTTGTCAATGCTTGTGAAAATATCATTTCCAAAATTTACTTTTATAAAATCAGTAAGTTCTAATACAATGCTTTTCCTTCCACAATTAAAAGCCATTTGAAGAGCATCGGTTGAGAATGTGTCATTAACAAGTGGGTACATTGTAAGAATTGTTTTAAGCACCTTTCTGCCGTCTGATGTTTTAAGTATATTGCTAAAGGCTACATTGACCCTTGACTGCATTGTGTCATCATTAGGCTGCGCCTTTCTTTCAATCTCTTTCTGATAATCAAGCATTAAAGAACAGGGCCTCCACCTACTTCATCTAAACTCTGCATTGCCAAGCTAGCTTCTGCACCTGTCTTTTGAGCCTGCATTAAACTTTGTGTCTGTTGAGCTTGCATAAGTGCTTGTTGCTGCTCTTGAGCCTGCTGTTGTGCCTGTGCCCTTGCCTGTCTAATCTTGTCAGCTTCTTCTTTAGATCTTAAGATCTTAGGAGCTACACCAAGACGATCTCTGTATTCATCAACATAGCCGTCTGGATCAATGCGATCATAGATTTCAGGCACAATCTGTCCAGCACTTGCCATAGCAGAGAAAAGCCTATCAACTGAATTGATGTCAACTGACTTTTGAGATTGAGCTAAAACAGAGGTAAACTCTACATTTACAGCTTGACCTTGCAATACTTGAGGAACAGGTGGCAAAGCATTAGCATCAAGCAAACGTTGATAAGCAATATTAACTAATCTGCCTAAGCACTCATTCTGTACACGCTCTACTACTGGGCCTAGTGACAACATCTGTTCTTGTTGTAATGCGTAAATCTCTACAGTTGTCCTTCTGTCACCTGCCGTCTGCTGTACCATTTGGAATAAATCAACAAAGAAGGCACGGCGTAAGTCAGCCTTAATCTCTGCAATGTCTTGACGTAAAGCATTGAGATCGCCCATTGACTGAATGATAGGCCTGATTTGACTTTCATTAGAAGTATTTTGTGTGAAGTTAATAGCACCACTTGCAAGCGATATAGGCTGTTGTCTTGCGTTAGAAGGAGCTTGTAAAGGTGGTTTAACATAATTCTCTATAAGCTCTGACTTACGTAACACCTCTTGTTGTAACTGTCTTACATCAGGTAAACAACTGATTGCAGGAGATGTGCCATAAGCATTTAAGCCTAAAGTGTCCCAACGAGGACAAACTACAGGGAAATAGTTAAAGCCACTCTCACGGATTAAAGACGGATTGCCTGCACCAACACAAATGTAATAACTTGCCCACTCAAAGTTTGAGTTTGTAGCAGATCTAAAGTCACGGTCAATGCGAGGTTCAATAGCGTGAATAAACTCCCAATACTGATCTAACTGACCTTTGTCATAGAAATTCTGAATTTCTTTAGGTAGATTCTCATAGCCAAAAGTTTTTACGGCTTGAGCAGTTGTCAGCTCAAAGTTACGATAAAGAGTATCAATATCGCCGTGATGATTTGTTTCTACACAGTATTCACCTGCACTTAGTAAGTGATGTTTAATTGCCGTTTCGTAATTATCGTAAACAACATCAGCAGAAATACCAAAGAGAGCTAAATCTCTGTACATTGAGTGCAAGGTATTGTAAGTGTTACTCATTGAGAATACACGTAACAAAATCTTCTGTACTTCATCACAATACTGTATGACTTCGTAATTGTCAGCGTATTCAGGGTTTGTTGGCTGTAACTTAAACCAAGCACGTGCAGGAGAACTAGCTCCACTCATTAAACCACTTGCAAGAATGTTTAGATCAAAAGTAGCTTCAAAAGAAAGAATGTATGATAAATCTCGTACATCATTATGCTTATGAATATCAAACACACCTGCATTAGGTTCAATCAAACGTGATACGTCTTTCCATTGATTAAGATATGGCTCACGCTTTCTTGATAATTCACTCCAACGACTTAAAAGCGCATCTGCTTTCTCTCTGTCGGTAGCCTTACTCCAATTCTTAATGTCTCCCATTAGTACCACCTTTCAACCATTTCGTCAGGATCACTCTCGCCTTTTAGCTCGGCTTGAATTACAGGAGCCGTATTTGCGTTACCTTTGGTTAAGTCGGCAGTATTGCGATCTACACTCTGTCTATGCACATCTTCTACTTTTAATTTATCGGCCTTGTTATTTACTATCTCTTGCTGCTGCTCTTGTTGCTGAACTTCACGCTCTTGCATTAGAGCTTGTTGATTATAGTAATTCTGCATTTGTGACATCTGTTGCATTTGCATAAGCATAGCTTGCTGTTGATATTGATATGCCTGCTGCTGTGCTCTTTGTTGTACTGCTGTCGCCTCTGATTGAGCTTCACGCTGTCCATAAGCACCAAAAGTCAAGATATTCTTTAATGTTGAACCTGAACCCATTTTTTAACTCCTAGTACCATTGCTCTTTAGCTTGTAAATCTTCATCATTTCCACCAAAGCCTTGTAAAGTTTTTTTGGCAGTTAAAGCTCCACTTGAATGTCCAGCTGTGAGATTTCCTGTATTACGTTTAACATCTGCACGTAAATAAGAATCAGCGCTTACATCTGCTTTCTGTTGAGCGTTGGTTACTTGTTGAGCAGTTGCCTGTTGCTCTTGTTGTGCCTTATTATAATCAGCTATCTGTTGTTGCCTTTCAGCTTCTTGCTGTACTTTACGCTCTTCATACTGCGTTTTCATTTCAGACATTTGCTTTTCAAAGTTGGCTTGCTGCTCTTGCATTTGCTGCTGAATTTTTTGAGTACGTAAAGTGTTCAGATTGCTACTAACATTTGCGTAAACAGTAGGGTGTCCGATTTGTGCTAACACTTGATCTGCCATTGACGAATTGCCTAATACTTCCCAAGTTTGAGCTATCATTGCTAGGTTCTCATCTTGTTCAATGTTGTAACTAGGCTCTTTTGCTCCACTTCCCATTTCTTAAAGCTCCCTAAAATAATTTATATAAACAGGTCTAAAAGTTGATTGATGTTTTAAGGCGTTATCTAAACGTGATCCATAAGGAGCTGACAAGTAAATGCCTTTAGCACCATAGCTTTTTGCCCTACTAAAAACTGTATCAAGTATCTTTTTACCCCAGCCTTTGTTTCTTAAACTCGGAGTTACATAGATACTTGCAATATCAGCGATTAAATCAGGACAATTGCCATTCACATACAACTCATAAACACAAACACCTTGACACTTATCATCATCAATAAGTAAATAAAATTTTAGATTTTGTGTTTTTGCTTTAGTG